GGGCGGTTCGTTCTCATGGCTCCAGTGTATGAACGCATACGCCCCGCTAGCAAGCCGCTAGCGGGGCGTATGCAGTGACGTGCGTCACCCTAGAAGACCTGGGCCTGGTACAGAACCTCCCGCACCTGCTCCGCGTCCCTCCCGCGCACTCGCAGCATGCCGTTGTCGGGGTCGAGCTCGACAATGCAGACGGCCTGAGACCCCCACGGGCGGTCCTCGCGCAGGACTAGGCGCGGGCCGCAGCCCTCGACGGGGAGGCCGGCTTCCTCCAGGGCCTTGCGAGCGTCCTCCATTCGCCCCGCCCCGCTCTCCAGGCGAATGACGAGGGGGAGGACATAGGTGAGGGTGGGGTGCTCCTCAGGAGCCCCTGAGCAGTCCATACTCAGAGGGCCGACGACGGTCCGGCGGAGCCCGTCGGAGCCCTTGCGAGTGAGTCCGGCCGTGTACATGCAAACCAGCCCCAGATCATTCAGGTGGGCGGTCACCTCGACGCGGCCGTCCTCACCGTCACGCACGGTAACGGCGTGGTCCCCGTACCCGGCGTAGTCGGCCCGAGGCTTCAGCAGGCGGCGCTCGGGGCCGAGGACGTCGCGTAGGACGTCCAGCAGCTCGGCGGCTATTCTGGACATCTTCCCGGCGCAGGTCTCGGCGGTTGCCCGTGCCGTGTCGATCTCTGTGTAGCTCATGTCACTTTCCTTTTGTTAGTTGTGGGGTCTGCTACGTACAAGATAAGGCTAGCGCAGCCCCTAAGAGCGGCGCCAGCCCATCTATCCCCACATTCCAGTGATCTCAGTCACTCACCTCCCCGACTCAGCTGGGCGATCTGACGATCGAGATACTGACGGGCTTTGCGCAGGTCCTCCAGACGCTTCTCCTCGCCGCCCTTGCGGCCCTGACGCAGCAGGTACTTGCCGCAGTTCCACAGCAGAGGATCTGACGGGAAGGCGGCGTCGAGCACGTCCCACGACTCGACGTTGGCCGCGTCGCTCAGGCCGAGCGCGGCTAGAGACTGGCCCAGCCAGGTGTAGTGACCGGGCGACTCGACGGCCTCGCCGACGGAGGTCTCCTGAGAGGCCAGGGCGGGCGCCGTCGGCGGCTCGTAGTCCCAGATCTCCAGATAGCGGCGGCTCGGCGCACCCCACTCGGAGAATCCCTTCTCCCGGTAGGCGGGCTCCAGGCTCTCCGGGACGTACAGAGTGACGTCTCCGTAGCCATAAGGATTCTGGGTCGGATCGTCCAGCCCGTGAGGCGGCGTGGGCGAGGACCAGTAGAGGCGGCGAGACCTCATTGGAGTCAGGGAGACCCGGTCCAGAGCATCGACGTACGCCTCCGGTAGGGTGAGGCGGACCTCGGGCGTGAGCCCGTCGCGGACCTCCAGCCAGGCGCCCTCCCCCAGGTAGATCTCGATGTCGGAATCCAGGCAGCCCTCAAACTCCTCCGTGCTGAAGACAAATGTCCCGTTCTCCAGGAGGAGGCTTCCCCGCCCCTGGGCGGGGAGCCGGCGATAGACGGACGTGAAGGCCGCCTGATCGCGAATTACCTGCATGAATGCCGCGTAGTTGCTCATGAAAAAGTCCTCTCGGATGGACGGGCGTGTTGGCTGCTTAGACGGCGCTCCCGGCGGTCGCGAATTAGCTCGCCGAGCGCGAAGATTGGGAGGCCGGCGGTAAGGGCCGCGGCCGTGACCAGTATCGGGGAGATCATTCGGCCACCCCCTGAATAGTAGAACGGGAGGCCTCGCACTCCTCTAGGAGCGCGTAGTAACGGCCCCGCCAGGCGTCTGACTCGCGAGCCTTGATACTTAGGTCGTCGATCTCCTCCTCTAGGGCGGCGATGTGGTGGATGAGGGCGTAGATGTCGCCGACCGCGCCCCCACACCAGTTCTTCTCATACTCGTAGTCTCGCAGCTTCTCTACGATACTGGCCGGGGCGCTCATCGCTGGCCATCCCGAGCGCTCATCCACGTCGTCACGGCCTCCAGGGCGGAGGCGCCGAACGTGGCGGGGGTCGTCATGCCGATCGGGTAGACGCCCCAGCAGCGCCGACCGCGCTTCAGCTGGGCGACGGCCTGGCCGTTCTCGTAGACAAGGCACGTCTTGGCCTCGTGCAGGGTGTCCGCGTCGAGTGTCTTGATTCGCGCCTGAGGGTGCTGGAAGACGCGGGTCCAGGTTGTCTTGGTCGGTGAGGTCTCGGTGCTCATGTTTCCTCGCTAGGTGGTTGGTGCGGGCTTGCCCTAAGCGTATGCCGTCATACGTCCCAAGGCAAGCCCGCAGCGGTCAGAGCAGTGTGATAGGCGTCTCGTCCGCCTTGTCCCGGATCTTCGGCGGCTTCCGCTTCCACTCCCCGAGGACGCGGTCCACGGTCTGCCGGGTCATGCCCGAGACCGAGCTCAGGACCGACTTCGACACGCCGCGAGAGTAGGCGGCCAGGACCTCCTGCTGAAGCGCGGCCCTGGCGAGCTTCGCGTCACGGCGGGCCTTGCGGTCGAGGCGGGCGGCCTCCTCCAGAGGATCGCTGACCGGGGGCTCGGGCTCGAGATCCTCGGTCTGTGAGGTCGGGAGCCGCTGCTCCAGGGCGTGGGCGTGCTCCTGGCTGTCCTCCAGGGCCTTGGCCTGCTGGACGGTCAGGGACAGCAGCTTGCGCAGGTCGTCGGCCATCGCGCGCTCAGCGTCGATCCCGAAGGCCTCGCGGTAGCCCTTGCCGCCGGCCCACGCCTCCAGGCGCTTCGGCAGGTCTGCAACGTCGTTGATGGATGTCATAGGTGTCTCCTTTAGGGATTACGTCCGGACTAGTGGCAACTATCCAGGATGTCTCGGTACATCTCCTCCAGAATAGCTAACTTACGGACTAGGCCCGCCAGTAGGTTCAAGAGAAAGCCAGCGATAGCGAAGAGGCGCGCGGGAGCCTCCTCAGGCCCGCCCCCGACCAACAGCCTGAGGTAGGCAGACTTTCCAGTCTCGACGAGGCTGGCCAGGCTTGTGGCCCACGAGGTGCTAGTCCAGTAGCAGCAGGGTTCCCCCGGCCAAGTTCCGGCGCCGACCGCGATAGCGGCCTGCAGGGATACCTCTGAGTAACTATTGTCGAACGCTTCTGTGCCGTAAATAAGGCGTAAGCCCAGATCCGCGATGACTTCCTCCATCCTCAAGGCCAGGTCAAGCAAGTCCTCGGCGTGATTGAGGCTTTCCAGCTTCCTGAATAAGACCTTCTGGAATTTAACGTCATCTCGGTAGTCTAGGTACACGCTACCGGGCCAGGGGCAAATCATAGATAGTCTCAGAAATAACCCTAGAGAGGGTTTTCCGGCGGGCTAGGGTGCCAGTTCATACTCTGGCCCCGTTCAGGGTCTGCGTCATCGCGGTTACCTCTGCAGAAATTGACTGGATCGATACTGATCAGTAGGCACTACAGCCCACCGCGAGCGCGTCAAGGGCGTTGATAGTTCTCGACAGCTCCCCGGATCAGGCTCAGCACCTCGCGCACATCCTTGAGGTCTCTAACCACGTCAGGTGCCTGCCCGTCTGAGCGGGTCCACACCTCGAAGCGATCGTGCAGCCTCTCTAGACGGATCGTAAGACCCCGGGCTCTGAGAAACAGAAGCCGCCGTCCCCGCTCCCCGGGCCAGTTGGAGACGTCTCGGTCAATACGAAAGCCGTTCCAGAACGCGATGTCCGCGAGATCACGTCCAGCTGAGTAGCTGATCTTCACGTGCCGGGCGGCCAGGTACCCGGTTAGCTGGGGCAGGACGTTCATCATCGCTCCCAACCCCCTCCTCCTCCGCCCTCAGTCAGGCGGCCCTGCAAGGTAATCTCCTCCCTCAGGAAGGCCTCGATATACGGCCTCAGGGGATCGGGATCCCGCTGACCGAGCACCCTCGGCTCACTCGCGACCTCTCCGAGAGGCCTCAGAGGCTCTCCGTCGATGTAGGCGACGCCGATCTCGCAGGGGTTGGCAGTACGGTAAGCGATACTCGCGAACGGCGAGGCTTCGCTCGATGGTCTCGATGACCCGTTTGAGGTCTGCCTGTCACTCATCAGCATCCTCCTCGAGGTAGCGAGTAGCCCAAGCCAGGGCCAGGGCGACGACCTGGATCACCTCGGACTCTAGGTCCGAGCCGTGGCCGGTCTCGGCGTCGTTGTCATAGGTCAGGCACGCCGCGACCTCTCCGATCTCCTCCACGAGGGCGAACAGGCGAGTGGCGTAGGAGTGGCCGTCGCACTCCAGAGTCATGCCCGGGTGCTTCCGGGTGGAGCGGAGGTACTCCTCCAGGGAAAGGGCCAGTACGTCGAGGTCCGGACTCAGCAGGTTCGACGCCGTTAGGGCCATCTTCCACAGTATCTCCCGGACCACGGCCTTCGGCAGGACTCGAGCGCTGTAGAGCTGAGACGCGTAGTGGAGCATCCAGGAGAGCTCCTTTTCGGGACCGGCCTCCTCCGAAGGGAGCGTCCAGTCGCGGTGCTCCCTGAATCCCTCCTCCCACACCGCGATCATGCGGTTTCGGGTGACGATCTCGGCCGGGATCGGGACGGCTGCCGCCTCCAGGAGAGCGTCCAGCTCGGACAACTTCCCGGGGGAGTACCCCCAGATGTAGGAGGACTGGAGAGCCTTCTCCAGCTCCTCGACGCGCCGCTGATAGGCCCGGAGCAGGGCGTCCGGGCAGTTGTTCTGAGGTGACTTCACATCGTCTCCTTACGTAGTAGGGGTGGACGTATGAAATCATACGTCCACCCCTCAGGAGATGCAAGCCGTCAGAAGCGGGGAATTGCTCCCGCCAGTGAGAGACCGCTCACAGCGCGGCGGATCGTCCCCCTCGGGACGACCAGGGACGCCTGCCCCGCGCCCCGTAGGCCGAGCAGTCCCAGGCTCAACGCGTCCACCTGGTCGTCATGCCGGCCCGACGGGAACGCCCTCATCTCGGAGATGAGCTCGTTCACCCACCCGTTGCCCGGGTCCGCCGGGTGCGGAAGGTAGACGTTGCCGGACTCGATCTCCGGCGTCACGGCCCGGGCGCGGACCTCCTTGGACGAGCGCGGCTTGATCGGCTTGATGCCGGCGACCTTCTTGCGCAGCACGTCGATGGCCGCCGTACCGTTGGCGGCGTCCTCCACGAGGCGCTGGTGGACGAAGGAGCCGCCGGGGCTGGCCTTGTCGTCCAGGTCGCCGGCGTTGCACCAGCGCAGCATCTTCGCCAAGGTCTGCGTGAACGACCACTGCCCGCGCTGCTGGGCGATCAGGAAGCGGTCAGGACCCTGCCGGCACCAGCGCTGGCCGACGGCATAGTCCGACGTCGAGCTGCCCTTGAAGGTGAGGTCCCACGAGTCGAGCCACTGCCCGCGCTCCAGGCGCTCACGCGGCAGGAGGATCACGGAGTCGTCGCCGTCCTTGACCTTGGACGGATCCGTCGTCCAGAAGCGCAGCCAGCCCAGGTTGAAGATCGAGCCGTCGGCGGGCGTCGGGTGCTGCTGGTAGAGCGCCTCCCACGTGTACGAGCCCACCGAGCGCTTCAGCGAGTCCCAGCGCTCCAGCGCCTCCTCGCGTGTCTCCTCCACGAGGGGGCTGTAGAGCGGGTCGCCGGGCTCACGTCCGAGAGGGTCGCCCTCCTCGGCGATCGCGGGGAAGATAACGTTCGCCCACTTGGCGGCGTCCGGGTTCTTGGCGGGGTTCAGGAGCCTACCGATGAAGTCGTCCTCGTGCCAGCGGGTGGCGATGGCGATGCAGAGGAACGGCGGCTCCAGTCGAGTGACGGCGTTGGCCTGCCACCAGTCCCAGATGGCCTCGCGCTTCGACTCGCTGTGCGCGTCGGCGAAGTCCTTCACGACATCGTCCATAAGCATGACCTTGAAGCCTAGACCGGTGATCGACTGTCCAGGGGCCGAGCGGGAGACGATGCCCCCTCCACGAGTCGTCTGCCACTCGCTCACGGCGCCCGCGTCGGACGCGATCTTGATGCCCCACTTCTCGCCGTCCTCCTCGACGAAGCGGCGGACCTGCCGGCCCCAGGCCGTGGCCAGCTGGGGCGAGTGGGAGATGAGGCCGATCTTCCAGTCCGGGTGCTGGCGCAGCAGCCAGATCGGCAGGTTGATCGAGGTCAGCGTGGACTTACCCATGCGCGGCGGCATGGAGATCGTCATGTAGCGGTTCTCGCCGTTCTCGACGGCTCGCACGGCCTCGGCCAGCCGGTCGGAGAGGTACTGGATGTGAGGGCGGCCGGCGTACGACTCGTCAAGCTGCTGAGCACTCTCCAGCGGGTCGGCCGCCTGGCGGTAGGTCGGGTCATGAGGATACGGCGCCCCGGCGTGGGGCTTGCCGTCGCACGATGGGCGATCGCACTTCGGCTGGTTCTCCAGCCAGGCCTGGCGCTTGATGAGCGCCTCCAGCTCCTCCTCCAGCTGGGCCGGCGTCATCTCCCACGGCTCCAGCGGCTTCTTCGCGCGTGTCATAAGCATCTCCTATCGCTGAGGTGGACTTCCATATAGATACAGAATACCGCCACCCCATGCCGAGGGTGGCGGTATTCTGCCCCAATGTCCCGAGCCCTACTCTACTGCTCGGGGTAGATCACCTCAACGTCAGCGGGGCCGACGTCGATGAGGCCTTGCTCACGCTTACGGCGCTCGACCTCCGCGACCAGCTGCTCGATCCTCGACGTCGTGGCCGAGGCCGTCATCTCGGCCAGGTTGGAGGAGACCTCGATCTGCACCTTGGCCGAGTCCGCCCCGGCGCCGGCAGCCTCCCGCTCGATGCGCGCCGCGACGTCCATCATCTGGACGATGCCGTTGGCGCTCATGCGGGCGATCCGGTCCTCGGTGAGGCTGTCTAGCCACATCTCGGCCTTCTCCAGCGCCTTGCGGCCGAGGGCCCGGTGGCGGTCCCCCATGGCGATGCGGTAGCGAACGAGCTCGTTCGCCTCGTTCTCAGCCATGTGCTTGTCCCACGCCTCGACCCGCTCCCTCCAGGACCACCTGGCCGAGTAGTGGTTGCCGTTTGGCGCGTCCCGCACCCGCCTGCGCTCCATGTCCCGGTAGGCCTTGAACGAGGCGTAGGCAGCCTCGGTCTCGCCGTCCTGGCGCTTCCATATCGGGCGGGTGTAGTCCAGCTGGGCAGGCTTGCGCGGCGCCGGCGGCTTCGCGGTAGTCACAGCCCCTCCAGAGAGGAGGTCCAGTCCTGGGACGGTGCCAGGGACCGGTTCACGAGGGCGCGGGCCAGGTCCTGGGCGAAGGTCTCCGCGAACTCCGGGCTCCAGCCCTGCTCGCTTACCATGCGCGTACGGATTCCAGCGCAGGCCGCTGTGATGGAGAGGATCGTGTCCCCCGCGACCATGAGAGCGTCGCCGGCGCCAGTCACGCCGCTGTCCGGCTGCCCCGGGATGTCGTCGATCACTGCTCGTGCGGCGTTACTCATGGGCGAGGTCCTCCATCTCCTGTCCCTTCATCTGATCGACCATGATGCGGTAGACGCGGGCCACGGTCTTGGCGTGCCAGCACGACGCCCAGCGCGAGTGCTGGCCGTGCTTGCAGGTGCACGTGAATCGGGGGTAGCCGTGGTCCGACTTCAAGACCACGTGGTGGAACCGCTTGCCGTCGGCCCGCTTAGTCTCTCCAGTGTTCCGGGCCGAATAGGACCGCACCCACCACACTCGAGGGTTCACCTCGTCCTGGTAGACGGCGCCCGTCCCCCAGGTCTCGCGGGCCGACGTCAGCTGGGCGGGAGTCATATCCTCCCACTCCAGCTGCCGGACGAAGTCGAACTCAGTAGCGGTCAGCCTAGCCCTCGCCACTGAGATCACCTCCAGCCCCGACGACAGGGTACATGCTCGACAGGGTCGAGCCGGTCAGCGCCTCGCGCACCGCCCACTCAGCCTCGTCGGCGTCCAGGACGGTGCAGGCGGCGCCGCCAGCGGAGCGCACGCGGCGAATCTGGCGGACCTGCTCGACCGACGTGCGGGCCAGCGCGTGGCCGCGCGACTCGCCGGGCTTCTGGTGCTTGACCTCCAGGAAGATCAGACGACCCTCGACGCAGCACAGCACGTCCGGGATGCCAGCCTCCATGTAGACCGAGCCATGCATCTTCCAGGTGACCGACTCCGGCCAGATCTGCGCGATGCGGCGCCGGATGGCGTCCACGCCCCCCTCCGCCTGGCTCGCCAGCTCCCCCCTTCCTCGTAGGCGGGGCGCCCCCGCCGTAGCGGGGCCGACGCGCTTGAGGACTCAGAGGTCCAGGTCGTCGATGTCCAGGGCGTCCACGTCGAGCTCAACGGCGTCCTCCACCGTAGCGTCGAGCTCAGACTTGGCCGGCTCGGCTGGGTCGGGGGTCTCCTCGACCTCGTCAGCCATCGGGTCGGCCTCAGGCTCGGCCTTGGCCGGCTTGGTGGCGCGAAGGTACTCGCGCACCTCGGACTTGACCTTACCGTTGTAAGGCTCGCCGTCCTCCACGACGATGTCCACGGGGCGGCCGATGAGGCTGCGCGGGTTAAGGGCGATCTTCTTCTTGGCGATCTTGACTCCGAGGGCCTGAAGGAAGGCGGCGGAGCGGAACATGGCCTTCTCCGTCTGCGGGAGGCGGTCGATGATCTGCTGGCCGGCGTGGGCGCCCTCAGTGATCTCCAGGTAGACGACGAACATGACGTTACCGGCCTTGGAGGTCGTCTCCTCGAAGTCCGCGACCTCGGCCCGGTAGGTGCCGGGGGCGACGTGGGCGGTGGAGGTGTCCTTGTAGTTGGTGAAGTCGAAGGTCAGGGCCATGGTGATTTCTCCTGTGTGGTTGGGTTACTGGGAGTCAGGTGTCGGACTTGTCCGACTTGCTGGCGGCGGGCTTGCGCTCCGGGACTCCGCCCACTCCGAGGAAGCGTGAGAGCTTCTCCAGAGTCACGGGGTGGTCGCGTCCAAGGACGGACGGAACCTTCCCGCGAAGGTTGTAGGGGATACGGGCCTTGGTCCCGTACTCCGGGTCGGTGCCGAAGCGGACGATATGCTTCAGCGAAGGGGCGTCATCGCGGCCGGTACTGTCGAGGTCCTCCTCGACGTCGGCGTAGATGATGTAGTTCGGCGTGGCGCGGATGATCGACTGGGCTCCGCGCTGGACGTCCGGGGAGCGGCGAACGCCTCCGTTGATCTCGTCCTCGACCATCTTGACCTGAGCCGTCATGACGACGTGCATCGGCTCGGGGCGGTTGCCGTCGGCCAGGCCGTACCAGAACACGGCAGTGTCGGTCATGATGTCCAGAGCCTGCCCCCAGGTCCGCTGGTCGGCGGGGGCGGTGCCCTGCTTGATCTCACGGACCGCGGTCTCCGAGAACCCGGTGAGGTATCGCATCGTCATCTTCTGGAGGGCGGTCAGGCTGTCGATGATGACGGCCTTGTACCCGTGACCACCCTTGTCCAGGCTCCAGAAGATGTCGTCGAGCGCGGTGACGCTCTCCGGACGGACCACGTCGATGTTCTTGGCGTAGGGCGCGTTCTTGAAGGACTGCGTGCCCTTCTCCCCGGGCAGGTCGATGAACAATGTCTTGCCCATCGTGGCGACCGTGGAGGCCAGGCTCGATTTTCCAGAACCTGGTGCCCCGAGGATCAGCCACCGACCGTAGTCGGCCGCCTCCTCCTCAACGTCAACGATGTTGACGCCGGCGAAACTGGTCATTGAATTTCCTTCCGCTATTGGATGGGTGACTTAACTGTAGGTGTATGCTGGCGGGCATTGCAAGCCTGGAAGGCTACCGGCCGCCGTGAGACTGGTCACGGTATCGCAGGCCGTACTCCTCCGGCGCGTACTCCCCGCCCGGACCGCCTACCATCTGGGCGCGGCACAGGTCAGCGAACTCGCAGAACTGGCAGGCGGCCTTCCCGAAGTTGCGGGACGCCTCGCCGCGCCTGTCGGCCCGGACCCTCGTCCTGGAGATGTCCGAGCAGGTGTCGGCCGCGGCCTGGAGGTGGGAGCGGACCAGATGCGAGCTGACTGGGGTGAGGTGTCTGGCGAACCACTGCGAGACGGCCTGCGGGGACGCCAGGCGCTCGATCTCGGACTCCTCAGCCGTGTAGGTCCCCGCGGCGCTGCCGTCCTTCTTCATCCCCTCGAAGGGGACGCCGCCGGCGCACCACTCCAGGTAGGTCCTCAGGTCGTAGTCCTTGACCGACGCGCTGAGTTTGCCGGCCTTCGTGATCTTGGGGGTCTTCGGCGCCTTGGACCGCACTCGGTCGAAGGCGACGGCGCGAGGCGCAGGCACTCCCCACTCGGCGCAGTCTGGGGAGAGGCCCCACGCGTAGAGCTGGACCTGGCTGTCCATCATCTCGTCCAGGCTCGTGACCTGACCGAGGGTGCCTGACGTCTTGCAGTCCCGCACTACGACGATGCCGCGCTTACGGTCCTGGTAGACCTCGTCCGCGTAGCCCCAGAGCGTGACGCCGGTGCCGGGAATCTCACGCTCCCAGCGCTGCTCGACGGCGATGACGGCCTCGTTCTCGGACTCCTCGGCCCAGCGTTCACGCCACCCGTCGTAGACATGGGAGAGGCGCTGCGGGAGGGGCTGCCCGAGCCACTCCAACCAGGTCTCCCGAGCAGTCTCTCCTAGGCGGTCCCAGTAGTCCTGGGAGGCCGCGATGATCTCGTCAGGCGAGACTGTACCCGGGAACGTAGGACCGGTATCCGTGGTCTGAATCTCGTCGAGCTCGGCCTTCAAGGTTCCCTCGGCGCGGCCCCTGGCCAGCCGGTCCGCGGCGCGTACGGCGTGGAACCACGACCCGAAGTCGAGGGCCGGGGTGACCTCCGACCGGGCGCGGCGCAGGCCGTCGATGTAGCGGTACTTCCACGCCTGAGGGCAGCGGCGGTGCAGGGTGAGCGAGGAGTAGGTGGCCTTCTCGGCCGTGATGACGTCCTTCTCGGGGCACTGGGTGGGACTCATTGCTCTTACCTATCGTTGTAGATGTGACTCATAAGGGCCTTCTCCAGGTCCGTGCGGTCCTGGTAGGCCTGGAAGACTAGGTCGTCCACGGTGCCAGGTGCAAGCGCGTACCAGAACGTGGTTGCGCTCTTCTGGCCGAGACGGTTGAGCCGGTCGCGGGCCTGCACGATGTCGTCGCGCTGCCACGGCAAGGAGGCGAAGATGGCGTTCCTGGCCGTAACTAGCTCGTTCACGGCGACCGACAGCGTCTTGATCTGGGCGACGATGACGAGCCTGGCAGGATCGTCAGAGCCGAAGCGCTGGCGCATGGCCAGCCGGTCCTCCGGCTTGGTGGAGCCGTCGATCCTCAGGACCGTGGTCCGCTTGTCGGCGATCTCCTCCTCCAGCGCCGCGAGCTCTCGGGTGAAGGTCCCGAAGACGACGATTCTCTGCTCGTCCTCCAGCGTGTCGTGGATGAGGGAGGCGATGGTCTTAGCCTTTGACCTCCCGATCTCACGCACCTCGCCGGAGTCGTCCGGCAGGTGGCCGGCCGTGATCTGGCGCAGGCGGGTCATGCGGACCAGCCGGCTGGCCGCGGTGGCAGAGTCTCCGCCGCCGGCGGCCTCGCGCATGTCGTCCTCCTCACTGAACTCGACCTGTAGCTTCGTGCGCATATCCTCGTACGCCTTCAGCTCCTTCGGGCTCAGCGCGACGGGGAGAACCGTATCGACGGCGTCGGGAAGGTCCAGGCACTCCTCCTTGATGGCGACCGACGAGCGCTCGCCCATGATCTCCTCCAGGCGGTCCAGGTTCTTGAAGCCAGTGACCTCGTGCCCCATGTACCCACCCATCTCGGCGTAGTCCTCCTTGAAGTGCTTGAACGTCGCCACCCTCCTCTCACCATTCGGCTGAACCCGCCCGAACGCTCGAGGATCGAGGAACCGCCACTGCCCGTAGACATCGAGGGGGCTGTGCGGGATCACGGTCCCGGTCAGGCCGATCCGGCGCTCGACCCGGTTACCGATCCGCCCAGCCAGGCGGGACGCGTTGGAGGAGACGGACTTGATCTTGTGCATCTCGTCGATCACCACGAGGTCTGGGTCGAAGTCGGTGACCGCGCTCAGCACGACGTCGGCCATCGTCCTGGACCCGACCTGCCGGCGCTGAGACAGCGTGTCTAGGTTGATCGCCTCAATCACGAGCCTGGGCTTGTCGTCCCCGAGCACGTCCGGGCCGGCCTTGGCTGCCATCGTCCTATCCAGCTCAGCGCCGTCGCGCCGGGCGGCGAGCGCCCAGGACCGGTTCGCGTGAAGAGAGCGGACACTGTCACCGGCGCAGCGGCCCTTACCGCCAGTCGGCTTGGTGACGTCCTTCCCGCCGCGGGAGCGGAGGGCCTCGACGCGCTGCATGACGGACCCTCCGAGGGCCTCCGCCCAGACGTTGACCTGAGGACTGACCCACTTAGGAGCCTGGAGCGCCCACTGATCGACGGCGGCGAGCGGGCCGATCACTAGGACTCGGGCCTCACGCCGCGGCGAGGACAGTGCCAGCAGGGAGCAGTAGTCCAGCGTGACCGCCGTCTTTCCGGTCCCCGGCTCCATAAGGAGGGCCCCGACGCCGTTGCAGGAGATGAGCTTGGCCAGGCCGCGCTTCTGGTGAGCGAAGCGGGGAGGGCCTCCGAACTCGAACTTAGGCACGGCCCCGCATCCTCTCCAGCAGGTCTGCCACGTCAATCGGCTCCCAATCAAGGATCAGGTCATACTCCGGGTCGAGCAGCCAGCAGGACTTGACCCCGGCCTGAGCTCTACGCTCTACGGGGTAGAAGTACTCATTCCCGTCCGAGTCGTACCTTCGTGAGAAGATCCCGAAGACGCGCTCCTCGCTTCCGATCTGCACGTGCCGGCGCCGGGCATCCCTTACGTAGATGAGGTCGTGGTCAGGCCACTCCCCCACGCCATCCGCGCCGGCCGCTGGCTTGGTACTCATCTCTGCTCCTCCAGGTGCATGGCCGCGGCCTTCTCGGCCTCGGCGAGAATATGGGCTTGCCGCTTCTCCTCCGGGATCCTCAGCAGATCCTTGCGGCGATCATGGATGTCGGTCAGGTAGCGAAAGTACTCGCCAACGAGCTCAGCCTTGGTCCTCTCGTGACCTACTCGCCGGCTCGGAACGTATGAGATCTGCTTCGTGCCATTGACGGCCTGGATGTCGGAGTCCCTGACGTCTCCGCCAGGAGATGCCTTCACACGGCGCATGATCTCCTCAGCGCTGACTACGTGTCGACTCACCGCGCCCTCCTTCTATAGGTCTTGATGATGAATGCGATAACTCTCAGAACTGTCCTCACAGGTACTCCTCCTCAGGGACCGAGACGAAGGCGCCCTCGCGGATCGAGAAGGCCAGGACCCTGCGGTCCTCGATGCCGGCCTTGATGGCCTTGATGCCGTAGCGGACGATCTGCGAGAACTCGAAGAGCATCCAGGCGCCCCACACGATGTCGAGAAGGCCGTCGGCCGGGGTCAAGGTGTGCAGGACCATGACGAAGATCGTGGCACCGAGTGCCCAGTAGGCGTGGTTCAGGGCGTGGTTGGCGTGGACGGCGTTGGGTGCGGTCAGGGGGTAGGTTCCGGGCTTGAGGCTCATGGTGATTCCTTATGGGTGGTGATGACTGATAGGTGTCGGTGATGGGTGGGATCAGGCGGCGTAGCCGCAGTCGCAGTACTGCTCGGGCTTCTCGCAGGACGGGCAGTACCGGTCCCCTGTCCAAGGGTCCTCCAGGACGCCGGTCAGGCTGTACTCCCGGTAGGCGCGGGCTAGGGCCCTCTCATCTGTAACGTACATCTCGTTGCGGTACGCCTCCCACTGAGCCCAGCGCTTGCGCTGAGCTCGCATTGAGCCTTTGCGTGCCATTTCAGTTCTCCTTCCGCGTGCGCGGTCGTTCGGTTGATGGATTAAGCCTACGCAGCACGTATGCCTGGGTGCAATCCCGGTAAAGGTCTACCCCAGTGACTTGCGTCACTGGGGTAGTTCCGCTGAGATCGGGCCGATTAGCGGCCTAATCTCCCCTGTAATGGGCTCGGATCGCCTGCACGGTCCGGCGCTCCCCGCCGACGTAGACATTCGTCGCCGTCTGCCAGAGATGCCAGCCGCGCTCATGCAGCATGGCGATGGCGTCAAGGATCTCCTCGAACCGCTTCAGGCCGAATGACGCGACGGTGATGTCAGGTACGTCGTTCTGGCGGAGCAAGGTCTCGACTGCCTTCCAAGAGCTGAGGTCCCGAATCCGGTACCCGCGGTCGAACACGGGGTGGGCCGATCCGCCCTCCTCCCATGCCCTCTCAAACGCCTCCTCCGGCGTCAGCAGGGGCAGATCGTCGAAGTCTCTCACCTCAGACCTCACCTCCATCCTTGTCACTACTCTCGTCCAGGTCCCGCTCCGCGGGGCCGTCCTCTCCTACGGCGATTAGCGTGTACTGACGCCCGCCGCGACCGCCGGCAGCCATGATCCAGCCCCTAGCAATCAGCCGGTCCAGGGCCGCCTTGGCCCGCCCCCTAGGTAGATCCGGGTCCACGATGTCGAACAGATCCCGAGAGCTCAGCCGGATGCCGACCTCTCCACGGAACGCCCCGATCACCGTGTCCTCGTCGTCCTGGCGCTGGGCGATCTTCTCCATCATCTTGGACATGTCCGTGAAGTCAAGCTCGACACGCCTCTCGACGTCGTTCACGTCCTCGCCATCGGCGTTCAGGACTCCGCCTCCGCCCGACGGCGTACGCCGGGGAGGCGTGATGACGAGGGACGAGCGCCCCTCAGTACGGCTGTCGAGCGTGACCACGCCGGCCACCTGCGCCTTGCCGCACCCGCCCGTTTTCTGGGAGTGGGCGCGGACCTGGCCGGGCCGGTCCTTCAGGACGACCAGCTCCATCTCACCGACATCACCGGGCATGGGCTGCTTGATCGGCCACACCTGGAGCAGAGTGCCCTGCACCATGGCGACCTTGTGCTGGGAGCCGATAGGCATGGATCCCTTCGCGGCGCTCTTGGCCTGGTGGTCGATGATGATGACGGTCGAGCGCCCATTACGCGTGAGGCGCTTCAGCCACGACGTGATGACATCCGTGCTTACGGCGTCGTTCGCGTCCAGGCCGTGCAGGCCGTAGAGAGCGGTCATACCGTCGGCCACGATGATGTCCGGGTCGAGGGAAGTCAGGGCCATGTCGAACTGGTCCTGGGCGAACTCCCCGGACTTGGTCGGCTGGTCCTTACCCCACTTGTTGCGCTGCATGTCGGCCAGCGGGCCCTCGGGACGGATGTACGAGAACTGGGCCCGGAGGTCGTCGTCAACCGCTCCGAGCAGGCGCAGGCGGTTCAGGGTCTGGACCGGCTCGTCCTCGAAGTCGAGGTACAGGGCGCGGCCGCCGGCCTCGATCTCCTGCAGGCAGATCGCCATGGCGATCCAAGACTTGGCCGACTCGGAGGACCCGAAGAGCATGTTCACGCGTCCCCGGTACATCAGGCAGGCGCCGTCGTTACGCCGGCAGACCTCGGGGTCCGGGACGGTCAGCTTGCCCGTCAGGTAGGGCTCCAGGTCGACGGGGCTCCAGGACGAGGGCCGGGCGTCCAGCGGGTCGAGGTTCTCGATGGTGTCCTCGTCGGAGTCTTCCTCCTCGACGTCCAGGCTTCCGCCCGCTCCCTCGTCGCCGTGCTCCGGTAGGAGGGCTCCGAGCGAGCGGGGCCCCTCAGCATCCGCGGCCTCGGCGAACTCGGGCGCCGGGGCCTTCTCATCGAGCTCGATCTTAAGGCCGTCCCACTGGCGAGCCCACGGCGGCTGCCAGCCGGGAACGTCTCCGGCCACGTCCGGCACGAAGCCGGCCACGGCCTCGGCGTCACGAACCAGCCGCTCGACGATCTGCACGCTCTCCTCCCCGATGTACTCGGCCAGGCGGGTGAAGCCGGTAGCCTCTCCGCCCTCCCGGAGGCGGCGCTTGGTGGTGTAGATCGCCTCGCGCTCGCGCTGCTCGGCGCCGTCCTCGTCGCGGGTGGCCAGCGCCAGGGTACGGATGACGAGGCCGGCGTTCCGCTCCCAGAACGGGTGCACGGTCTGCGAGTCCCCGTAACGAAGGAGACCGCCGGCGAGAGCGACATAGGCGTCGTGGCGCTGGCCGGGGCCAGGCCACGCGTCGAGCAGGACGGCGCACAGGCCGAGGAGGATGACCTGGGCGAGCAGCTCGGCGCCGTCAACGACGGCAGGGCCTTCGTCGCCGCCCCAGGGCTCGCCCTCCCACTCGTAGGTCTCGGCCGTGGCGGGGTGGATCGATGGCGGCACGATGGTCTGTGCGCCGTTCCCTCGGATCTCGACCGACACTCCGGAGCCACGGCCCGACTTGTCCGGGATGCGCAGGCGCCTCGTCGCCGGCAGGGTGCCGGGCTTGGCGCGGTACCAGTAGTGCGACTTTCGGGATGTCTCCCGGCCGTGCACCGCCGCCGTGTAGGGCAGCAGGTACGACTTCAGCCGCGCTGCGGCGGGGTGGTCGAGATCGACGTCGATGAGGTCCCCGGACGCCTCTCCGAGGAGGACTCCCAGGTTGGTGGAGCCTCCGGCCGTGTACGCCTCGAAGGCGGCGCGGACGGCGTCCTCGCCCTCGCCGGTGTCGGTCGTAGGGTCCGGCCAGCGGAGCTTCGTCCAGCCGGCCATCGTGGGGGCCTTGGAGTGCCGAGGGATAGGCAGGGGCGTCAGCCCCCTGCGGTACGCGTCGAGCGCGGCCTCCACAACGGCCGCGTTGTGCTTCTCAGTTGTGCTCATGGTCCTGGGTGAGTTGCTGGGTAGGGGCAATGGTGGTAGATGCCCTGAAACCGGTGACCGGTAGTCAGCCGGTCACCGGTTCGAGGGGTTGTCTGGATTGGTGAAGGTGGTCCGATGGGGAGTCACCTTGATCCCCGAAGGGTGTGGAGCCAGATCTAGCTCGCGATTCCCGTACGCCTCCATGAGGCGCGCTAGGACGATCCTGGGCTGCAGGCCCTGGCGCTCTGCCCGTCGGACGACTCTCTCCCAGGTAGCCTCCCTCATCGTGAACCTGACTTCCTTACGGGGGCTGGAAGGGTTACCCGGCTTCCGGCCGAAGTCGATTGATGTGGGGGCATCCAACGGCGAGAACCGCTGGTCTAGGTCTGGGCGGTCGTCCACGTAGGGAACGAGCTTGTCCTTGCTGGGGCGGGGCATGTCATCTCCTCTGTCGGGTGTATGCCCCGCATACACTACCCGAAGGGTATTAGAACCTCAAGCGGTTCTGGGGCCGAAGTGGCCGGCTTTGCCGCGTCCCGCGGCTGGAAGTCCATTCTTTACGAAGGCTCATGAGACGTTGACGAGACGTCCGGGCGAATCAGTTGTCTCAGTTTCCCGCGTACGTCGCCGGCCGGCCCACCACAGGCCAAACCGGCCCCGAGGGGCGGTTCCCATCGCTCGAGGGCTTCCTGGGTCGCGTCCTCCTCCGAGTCAGGCGGTGGTGACGCCATTCTCGAAGGGCTCCGTTCGCGAGGCTCTTCCCGAGGGTGCTTTCAGCGAGGTAGCTCTTGCGAGCCGCTTCCTCCCCGCGTACCGGGACACTGTCAACCCCCTAGGCCCGCTTCGCTCCCCGAAGCGCTCCGTCAGCCGTCACCTATCCGTGCGGGGTACCGAAGGTCTTCGGGTCTCTCAACCCGGGACCCCCCATCTTTCAGGACTATTCAGAGACTCCAACCCGTCACCCCTCCCCGACTACGAGCCAGGTGTGCGAGGGGGTTCGGAGGTCCATTCCGTCACCCGATCAATGAGTGGTTGGTTCAGTTGTCCGGGCCCTGCTCGGCCTTGTAGTGAGTTCCAGCTTGTCGTAGCGACCCTCGGGCTGGTCTTGTTCCCGCGGCGGCGCCGTCCGCTCAGGCCCTCACGTGCTTGCAGAGCCTCCCAGCTGACTGGGTATCTCAGCGCCTCGGGTTAGTTCCTCAGGTCGGGCCGCAGGTCCGCCGCTGGATTGCGGCGGCCGGGCCGGGGGGGGTCGGTCCCCCGGCGGGGGGGGGGGGCTGCCACA